GTTCGATCTAACTGAACATTAGAGGGCCTCTCCACCAGCCTACTGGCTGGACAAGGAACTATGGTGTCTTATAACCATGGTCCCAAGCTCGTCCACTTCGGAAAAAGAAGTGGATGTATGCAGTACCTCTGATAGCCCCTCATGGATTCATCTCCATAAGTGGCCCTCGAGGGCAGGCAGACAAGCTGCGCAAGAAGTAAGCCTAACGGCTCACTCCTACGAGTCTTGCCAGTATCTACGTAACATCGTGAGATGTAACCTTCGATACTATGCCTTGGTTTCTTTGGAGTAGTCTCGTCGAGATTACTGACGATTCCACCATCGCCAAACCCATCAGGAATGCGAATCTTCTGATCCCGAACAGTCAGCTGTCCCCGAAGGAACAGCCAGACTGGTAAGAATCGAATATCACATCCCCAATGACGTAGGCGCAAATGGGCATAACGTCTTAGCGAGTTCATCATACTATAGATAACCATAGTACGATCATCCCGCTGACCCTTCCAAAAGAAAGGGCGAACGTTTACTCCATCAAAGAAATCCACGCCGCAAGATTCATAAAATCTTCCTGCCAGGAAGGTTTTACGAGCATTAACACTGAACCCGAGAAAGTCCAGTGCCTGGATTAGGACTGGAGCGCTTGCTTTCGGTAATATAATATCATCACCGTAGGCATTAACTCCACTTCGAGCACCAGAAACGGCATACGCAAGAGCGAAAAAGATTAAACTTTCAAGCTCAAACGTATAACCATTTCCCATACTCGAAAACTTCTCCAAACGAATTTCCTTACCCTCGACCTCAGCGTATTCACTACGCGCAAGGTCAAGAAGTGAGGCCCATTCGAAAGGAAGAAGTAGCCAAACTAGTTCACGGCTAATTGTATCACTAGCCGACGATAAATCAATAGTTGCCAGACCGGTTACTAAAGCCGATTTAGCAAGGTTTTGATTCCTAGTTTGATCATCCAAATCCACACCAAAGCGCTTCAACTGGCGACGAATCAAAGCACCAAACCCTAACTGAACATTAATGTTCAAATGGGGCTCGATAGCAATGATTCTGTCAGTTTTAGCATCTTTGGGAACGCATGTAACTTTACTAGCAGCCCGTAATGCAATATCACGGGACGCAGTTCTCCACAGATGTGGAATCAAACTGTGCCAGTAAGGATACAGACGAGGCGTCACGTGCAACGAGCCCGTGAATTTTCTTGAAGGTGTTACATTACGTCCGGAAACAGACGTTGTCGCCCCTGGGCCGAATCTAAAGTTCCGTTCCGCAAACTGCAATTTGGGCCTCGTAAGAGGACCAAGAATTTGCCAGATGATGTCACGCGCTCTTTCGATGGCGTGGGAAATCTCTGGTGGCGCAGTTATTGCACCATTAACAAACTCGCGGATACGAACGTTAGTTTTTGCACAGGACCGCTCAGAGTCGAAGAACTTCTCAAGTGCCACCTTCTTTCTTTCGATTGAAGTAGGAACTCGGGCATTCTTCCTCAAGATCGACACAACCAGATGGTCATCTGCAAAAATGTTAGCATCGTTATAGCTCATAGGGTCAATCGTCTTATCGACGAGCTGATCCCATTCGCCATAACTAGCTAACATCCAGCAAGACAAACTAACTGGCGAGTCAATCGACTCACAGATCTTCAAGTAAGCCTTACTTTCAATGTCGAACATCGACATAGAGAACTCCTTCACAGGTAGTTCAAACGACGCTGGGTAACCCCAGCCCATTAAAGGCAGAGCAAGAGATATGATAAAGCGGTTAGTTAAACCGTTTTATCATACGGTCGAGAACGCCCGAAATACAGGCGCTATCTTCCGACGACGTGGGAAACGCCGCAACGAGGATCTGGAGAACCAGCGCGATAATGGTTGCATAATGCAACCATGTATCACGTCGGCGACCAGATCTATGTGCGTCGTTCACCCCCATATCGGACTCACGTCGGCGACGGTTCCCTTGAAGGGCTCCGCCGCCAGACCATTCAGGACGAAAGCGAGAAGATTCTCGCGATCGCCCGTAGTGCTCCGGTCGGGTAAGACGAACTGGCAATCTGCGCGGAGGGTGTAATCCACCACGGCGACGCCGTCGACCGTCTTAGTGACAGGCAGGGAAACCGTATAGGTAACCCTGTTCGTCGGCCTTGCGGCCGTCGAAAGCGATGTACGGCTCGAGATGCGAGGCATCTGAGTCGAAACACCGGTCCTGTCATCACGGAAGGTCGCGTTTCCACCCGAAACAAGTTCGGGCTTAAACGTAACTGCCACAGGAGTGGCGGCACCGTCATTGACGGTAACATTGACTGCTTCGCTCATTGAGCGCTCCTTAAGGAGTAGAATTTACTACATGAGGAACCTATCTCTTTAGTTGAGATAGGAGGGCTAAGGCGTTAGCTATCTGGACGAGACCGATGGATTTCTTATAACTAGGAAAGACCGGAGCCGGTATGTGATCAAACACCTGCCGGCTATAGGTCGTTTCGAAGTTAAATTGATTCCCATAGGTAACTTCCGAGATATTTCTCGTCTTAGTGGTCACAGTCCCGTACGCTCCGAGAACTCCCACGCACGCATCAAGGCTCGAAAGCCAGTCACCGATTGGAATTAACCAATCGATGACAAATGAGTACGGAAGGAGTTCCCAGGCAAGCAATACCGGATTTGTGACACCCAGACGCACTGCGGCAAGAGAATCCTGCCGCAGATAACAAACTACCTTGACGACTGTTTTTGCATATCCACGCCTTTCGTACTTTCGCAACTGCCCGGCGTAGTCATGAAAATATTCTTTACGAATATCTTCAATATTCTGCACCTTGCGGAGGCTTATTTTACGGAAACGAGGACGTTGCATTGCAGCCTGGAGCTCCTGTACAGCACCGTGAAGGTCCTGTACAAGAGGCATCCAACCATAACGCAGCTCCAACCAACGGTTGGAAATGGTGCCACGTAGTTTCTTAGGGCGAATACCGAGGGAGCTAAAAACTTCCCCGAGATTCCCCCGTCTGAGCCCCCGTAGTGCCTTTGCAATGGTAGTCGCGTTGCTAGCAAACATGTTCTGTGCCTGCTTGTACTCAGCGAGTGTCTGCGCCAAATTCACCTTCTGGTCCTTGACTTCCAGCCGCAAGGCTGTCTGCCAATCAACCGAAGGTGGAAAGACGAAGAACCCGTTGGCTACAAAGCCGGACGGATCATCATTTACATAGCTAACATGACCACCCCCATAAAGGGGAGCAACCTCCAGTTGAGATTCGCGAGAATCCCAACGAAGAGTATGCCCACCCCATGGTGTAAGTGAACCAAGTTCACTCAAATTGCGAGGGCGACGGCGAGGTTCTGAAACCGGTCGAGCGTTAAACACTTGACCGGGGGACCACGCACTACCAGGAAGATAAGTCACGCTACCATCGCTCCAATGATATTCGACCGACGATTGGATCGTCGGTCGTTTAACAAGGGTCGCGTTGATAGGCATGATATAGTCTCCTTGATAATACGCCACCCAAAGTCAGATGACAATGGGCGAGGACGGAGAGCTCCAAATGGGG